GTATTTCTTAGTTCCGAAGAACCGAGTCATACGTCGCTACTCAAAGGAAGTGAGGTATGTGCTTAGACTTGACATCTAAGGTACTTCACTTCTAGTGAGCACTTGATTTCATTGTGCTTGTGACGGGTTTTAAAAACCAGCCACTGTGCACTCGCATCAAGCGCCCACACTTATCGGTTGTTTAATTGTTAAAGAGCGGTACTGCTAAATTCTGTACTACTTACTGCATCTTCTGCTTTCTTCGGCGATTTCGCTTTCGCGTCGATCGCTGTGTCAGCAGCAGAGAAACGAGATTATGAAGAAGTTTTTATCGTTTGTCAAGTCAGCTTCGTTTGATTCACTTCGCTGTCTTGCCTACGACCTCTTCAGGTCTCACCAGGCTCGCGCCTAGCTTTCTCTTTAGCAGCTATCGAAATATCAGGGTTAACCCTAAGTTTTCGGTAACTGCCAAGCCTGAGACTATAACACAACTTTTGCAGATTATGCAACCGGCTTTTGCCTAATTTGCATCCCATCTTGCAACCCCACCACCTCGTGAATCGCTTCACTTCGCAGCAGCCCCGGATCGCTCCAGAGGTTGGTTACCGCCCAGTCGGCTTGCAACGCCATTCAGACCACCCTATCGGGTAAACCCTGATTCTCCATCACCAGCCAAGCCCAAGACTATAGCACAATTTTTGCAGATCGTGCAACTGGCTTCTGCCTGATTTGCACCGATTTACGCAAAATTCGCTGACCGCCGGTTCGAGAGAATCATCGCTGACCCACCGCCTTGCTGCCCTGCGGCAGATTCGTCGCCGTGGCGCCAAATCCGTTGCACTTGCCTGGCTTCGCGGCTCACAAAACTGCGTGAACTGCGAAGGAGCGAGACTATAGCACAGAAATTTGGGCTGTCACACGCCGGACGCAAAAAGCCTAATGAATTTTGCGGGCCGCCCCGATATCTGATTTCTACGGGCCGCCCTCTTCCCCGCCGCGGCACTTGCCCAATGGTGCGTCTCTCTATATAGATAAGGCTATGCCCGCCTGCTCCACCGCGCGGTCACCGGGATCCATGCGGTGTCCGCCTGTCTATATATATAGATAGGTCGTCTTGCCCGTGGGCTATCGCAATGCTTGCCCGGCGCTCCGCTACGTTTACTATTCGCCTTGCACTGCCCTTACCCTGGAGATGATGCCCCCATGCCCCCCACCATCGCGTTAAGCGAAGATATCCTGATCAACGTCACGCCCTTCGAGACCCGCGTCGCGCTGGTCGAGCAGGGATCGGTGCAGGAGCTGCACGTGGAGCGCAGCATCCAGCGCGGACATGTCGGCAATATCTATCTGGGACGAGTGGTCCGGGTGCTGCCGGGCATGCAGAGCGCCTTTATCGACATCGGCCTGGAGCGGGCCGCCTTCATCCATATCGCGGACCTGCGCGAGAACCGGAGCGAGCGCAGCCAGGGCCTGACGCCCACGCCCATCGAGAAGCTGCTGTTCGAGGGGCAGACCATCATGGTCCAGGTGGTCAAGGATCCCCTGGGCACCAAGGGCGCGCGGCTGTCGACGCAGATAAGCATGGCTGGCCGCATGCTGGTGTACCTGCCACATGATCCGCACATCGGTATTTCGCAGAAGATCGATTCGGAGTCCGAGCGCATCCAACTGCGGGAACGCCTGCAGGCGCTGATGCCGGCCGAAGAGAAAGGCGGCTTCATCGTGCGCACGCAGGCCGAGGGCGCCAATGACGAGGAGCTTGCGGCCGACCTGGAATACCTGCGCAAGCTGTGGACCAGCGTACAGGCGGCCGCCCGCACCCAGCCTGCGCCGGCACTGCTGCACCAGGATCTGACGCTGGCGCAGCGGGTGCTGCGCGACATGGTCGGCCCGAGCACCGGCGCGATCCTGGTGGATTCCCGCACCACGACCGCGGCAATGCTGGAATGGGCGCGCATCTATACGCCATCCGTGGTTGATCGCATCCAGCACTACAGCGGCGAGCGCCCCCTGTTCGATACAGCGAATGTCGATGAAGAGATCGCGCGGGCGTTGTCGCGCCGGGTCGATCTGAAGTCGGGCGGCTACCTGATCATCGACCAGACCGAGGCGCTGACCACGGTCGACGTCAACACAGGGGGCTTCGTTGGCGGCCGCAACTTCGACGACACCATCTTCAAGACCAATCTGGAAGCGGCGCAGGCCATCGCCCGCCAGCTGCGGCTGCGCAACCTGGGCGGCATCGTGATCCTCGACTTCATCGACATGGAGGAACAGGAGCATCGCGAGACCGTGCTGGCCGAACTGAAAAAGGCGCTGGCGCGCGACCGTACCCGCATGACGGTCAACGGCTTCACCCAGCTTGGCCTGGTGGAGATGACGCGCAAGCGCACCCGCGATTCGCTGGCGCATCAGTTGTGCGAGCCCTGCCCCATGTGCGAGTCGCGCGGCAACGTGCGCACGCCGCGCACGGTCTGCTACGAGATCCTGCGCGAGATCCTGCGCGAAGCGCGCCAGTTCAATCCCAAGGAATTCCGCATCCTGGCGTCGCAGGACGTCGTGGATCTGTTCCTGGAGGAGGAAAGCCAGCACCTGGCGATGCTGGGCGACTTCGTGGGCAAGCGCGTGTCGCTGGAAGTGGAGAACACATACTCGCAGGAAAAATACGACATAATCTTGGTCTAATGCTCTGGACTTCTCTGCACCTATCACTGCCCCTCTGAAAGCCGCATAAATACTTGCGGCTTTCTTTCCTGACTTCTCAGACGTTATCCTCCCAGCTCACGAAAAATGGGTAGCTAGGTGGGTAGTCAGTCCGCCCAGCTACCCAAAACAGAGGGAACCATGGCGACGAAGCGCGTATTGCAGGGCCTGCTGACCGACGTTCAAATCAAGAGCTGGATCCGCGCCGGCGCGCCGCTGGCCAAGTCCGCCGGTGGCGGCCTGACCTTCACCCTGTCCAAGGCGGGCACCGCGGCGTGGGTGCTGCGCTACCGCATGCCCGGCCGGCGCGCCGAAGCCACCATCGGCAACTACCCAGATATCACCTTGGCTGAAGCGCGCAAGGAGGCCAGCCGGCTGCGCGCCATGATCGACGCCGGCAAAGACCCGGCCGCCGAGAAGCGGGAAGCCAAGCAGAAGGCCCGCGCCGCCAAGACCATCGATTGGCTGGCGGACGACTACCGCGCCAAGGTGCTGCGCCACCTGGCGCCCAACAGCCAGAAGCTGTACGAGCGCCAGCTGCGCCGGATCGAAACGTCCTGGCGCGGGCGCGCCGTCGATGGGGTCGCGCCCGGGGACGTCATCGACCTGATCCGCAAGACAAAGGGCGGATTCGCCACCGACGCGGGCTGGCGGGAGACCGAGGCCCTGTACATCATCACCCGCGAGATATTCAAACACGCCGCGGGCCAGCACATCATCCAGGTTAACCCCGCCGTGGGCATCAGCCTAGAATCCCTGATCGGCAAGCGCCCCAAGGCAAAGGTGCGCCTCATGCTGACCGACGACGAGCTGGCCGAGGTCATGCGCGCCGCCGGCATGAACCGTCAGAACCAGCTCAGCGTCTGGATCATTCTGGCCACCTGCGTGCGGGTGTCCGAATTCACCACCGCGCTGCGCGAGCATATCCGCGTCGACCAGCACACGGTGAAGCGCCTGGGCGCCGGCCTGTGGCATATCCCGGCGTCCAAGACCGGGCCAGCCATGGACATCCCCCTGGCCCCGCCCGTCGTGGAATGGTTCCGCGAGCTCGACGCGCTGGCGCTGGACTCCCGCTACATCGTGCCGGCGCGATCGGTAGCGCGTCTGCGGAACGGCGGCGGTGATGCGCCAGTCAACAAAGACGCGGTCTGGGGCGCCATCGGCTACTGGTTCGAGAATGCCGCGCCCAACGTGCGGCCGTTCACCCCGCACGATCTGCGGTCGACCGCGAAATCGCACATGCGCGCCCTCGGCGTCGATCGCGACATTTCAGAGATGTGCCTGAACCACAAGCTCAAGGGCGTGGAGGGGATCTACGACCAGTACAGCTACTGGAAGGAGCGGCGCGAGGCGCTGGCGCTGTGGGCCGACCACCTGCTGGCGTGCCGCGGCGCGGACGTCGAGGCGGCTGGCACCGCCCGCAACGCCCTGGCGACTCTGCGCGCCGCGTCCTGACAGGCCATATACTGCTCCATCACCTCTCTGGAGAGACCATGAGCTATTTCGCTGACAAGAAGAATGCCGTCTTCCCTTACGGACTGTCAGACAGCCCAGTTTGCCTGGAGTGCAATAGGCCAGTCGACCGGGCCGGCGTCAGTTACGACGGCTTTGTCGACAGAGATACAGGCCGGACCTTTCTATTTCATGCAGACTGTGCGGCTATCGTGGGCCAACGCCTTATCACAGACGGGTATCCCCACCGTCGGACACGTTAGGGTCATGTGCAGCCACTACCAGACCCTGAAGGACGCCGAGCTGCTGCTGAAGAAGTTCGGCGCGCCCAACAAGCCGGCCGGCGGCAAGTACGACATGTGGCCGCGCTACCCGGGCGTTTTCATCCGGCGGCCGGTCGAGCATGACGCCGGCGACGAGGCGGTGCCGGAGCGCGAGGCGGTCGTGGGCCGCTGGGGCCTGATCAGCGCCATGACCAAGGCGGACGGTCTGGATAAGGCGGCCAAGCTGTCGACCGTCAACGCGCGCAGCGAGACGGCGGCCAAGTCCTACACCTTCGGCCATGCCTGGCGCCGCGCGCAGCACTGCATCATCCCGGCCGATGCGATCTTTGAGCCCGATTGGCGACCGGTCTATGAAGGCCGAAGCAGGACCTCGGTCGCTACCCGGTTCACCCTGGCCGACGGCGCGCCGCTGGGCATCGCCGGCTTGTGGGATCGCTGGCGCGACGCTGCCGGTCAGGTGCAGGAGAGCTACACCATGCTCACCATCAATGCCGACCAGGATCCACTGTTCCGCGACTACCACCAGGCCGGCAAGGAGAAGCGAATGGTCGTCATCCTGCCCGAGGGCGCCTACGGCGACTGGCTCACCGCACCAGCGGATGCAACACGAGACTTCCTGGTGCCCTTCCCTGCAGACCGGCTGGTGGCCACGCCCATGGAGAAATAGGCGTCAGCCTTTCACCTTGTCGTAGAGCGTGATCGCGGCAACCAGGGACGGCTCCATACCGTGGCGTGTACCGTTCGCCGCCCACACCTCGTATTGCCAGCGGTTATGTGCGAACACCCGGCAGATGGTCCAGCCTCCAGGCCCCACCCAGTAGTATTCGTCCCTCTGATGCCAGTCCGTCGCGTCGGCCATTGTTGCGTCCCCAATCGGCCGAATTTGGGGCCGAATTGCACGAATTCTAGGACTGATTACACTGTATGTCCATACAGTATTTTTAGAGCAAGACCGTGCGACTCCAGTGCACCGTCCTCCGGACGCATCACCTTGGCGAACGCCGCCGCGACAATGATCCAGGCCAGCCCGTGGTGGGCACGGTCCGGATGTACTCTATGCTCCACAAGGGCCTAAACCGGCACGTCCCACGCATGACGATGGAAGCCCTGGCAAAGTTCGGCGCGACGGTGCCCAGTGCTATCCCGGATCTGCTTGAGCCCCAACTGCTCACCTTCGCCTCTGACCGCGGCATGATGGTGGTGGGGTTCGAGGAGATTGCCGGCGTGCGCTACTACCAGGGGTGGTGGATGCAATGGGCTACAGAGTGACTGACACACCGGAAAGTGCCCTTTCGAAGAGCTTAACCAACAGCAGCATGGCACATTACCATGTGCGACATGATGGCAAGTAGGCTCATCGGGCGCTCTTTATACTGTATATATATACAGCATAAATTCTCTATCCTATCTTCACGCAACACGAACATCTTGACCGCCACCGAACTCTATGTCAGGGAGGCGTGTTAAATTCGACATTCGGACACAGAATTCTGTGGAAGGGAACCCGCCATGACCTCACACGCCAATGCCATGCAGCAGCTCATCCAGCGCCTGCTTGTCGGCACTCCTATCCAGGACGCCGCAAAACGCGCGGCGGAATCGGCTGCGAAGCGGCGAACCCAATTTGAAGAACAACGCGCAAAAATAGAGAAGGAACATAAGGATGGCGCAAGACTCACGAAGCATCGAATCAATCTTTGATTTTGCTTACCTGGATAGAGATCGCCTTTCCGCCTTCTCGGCCCAGATCTTCGACCACGGAGTCCTGACATCCCTAAAGTCCAGCAACCAGACCGTCGATACAATCGCGTCTGACATGACTGGAGGCTTCAAGCCGATCTTCACAGCTGCAGAAAAAGAATCGCTCGCCAACACTGCGGCACTAGAAAAGCAATTCGACGCAAGTTGGACTCTTCCTCTAAACGTCCTGAACAGATTGGACGAACTAGGGGCCATCAAGCGATCTCTCGCTGATGCCAACCTCGGTGAATTAGTGCTGATGAAAGGCTCCATCAATATTATGGATCTCGAAATGATCCGCAACCTCTGGGAGCCGATTATGCTGCTAGAGGAAGGCAATAGCGAGCAGCCCAAGACGCACAGCCAAAAGAAAGAGGCTGTTAAGACCAAAGCCCAAACCAAGGCAATCCTGGAAGTTCTTAAACATCTTCCACATAGCTTTCAGCTACGCGTCTTCAACGAAACCGAGCAAGCATGGTGCTCGTTAAAGCGGGATTGCCTGACCATCAACGGGCATGACATTACGTTGAAGCATGGCCCTTCCATTGCAGGCGATTGGTTTTGTTTGGCAATACTTGACGCGAAACCTGAGGACGAAAATTCTGACTTTGCTATCCCGGACGGCTCATCCGACATAGAGCAAATGATGTGGAATTTTCAATTGCAATTAAGGATATTACTCGGTCGACGGCTCGATAATTTTGGCATTACGCCGATAACCTTGTTCCGCCGCGTACACGGAGGCAGCTGAACGGCAGCTTAGTTTCTGCCCCCCTCATGCTACTGTCCTAGCTTAAACATGGGCGGATCGCGAACCAGCATTACGCTCATAGACGCTCCGCCCCCCCAATGCCAGCCGCCGCAGAGTATTCGCCCCAGCCCCCTCACGGGTTGGGGCGTTTTCGTTCTTGAGGTGATGGATGCAGTGGGTCAACGAGTAGAACCGCGAGGACCGGCACAGAGCTTCGCCCAGGTCGCATTGCGATCTAGGATCTGGCGCGATATTGGCCGCGGCGTCTGATCAACCTGCGCCGCTGAATCGAAGTAGATCGGCCGCGCGTGGTCGCAGTATTCAACGCCCACCCTGGCCGGGGCGGCGCACCCAGTCAGACTTGAGCCGATCAGAAACAGCGTCATCGTCCATACGGGCCACTTCGTTTTCAACATTGCGCACCTCCTGGCGAGCCTTCGTCGCCTGTTCGTTGATCTGCTCGGCGCGGTCGTGGCGTTCGTCAGCACGGCCCGCACTGCGCCCGCGCAGGTAGACCAGCACCACCGCGGCGACCGCCGCCAGGGTGGCGACCACGTAGCCCCATAGCCGTTGTACGAATGCGGGCATGGTCAGACCTCCAGGGCGGCCATGGCCTGGGCGTACAGCGCCGGCCAGGTCTGCGGATGCGGCTTTCCAGGGCGCCAGGTACGCTGATACAGCGCCCAGGCCGCGTCCGCTTCGCCGATCTGCGGCAGCGCCTTGGGATCGGTCCATAGCAGCAGCCGCGCCACGCCGGCGGCCAGCACGTCGTCATACTCCAGCGCGGCATAGATCGCGTCCGGGTCACAAGCCACGCTGCGAGCCTTGCACAAGGCCGCCAAGTGGCCCTTGCTCGCCGCGTGCAGGAACACGCCCCACACACCGCCACGACTCGCACGGGTGCCCTTCTCGAACTGCCAGAAGCCCCGCGCCGGCCCGCCGATCTGCTGGCGGTGCGTGAATCGACTTTCCTGCAGGCCAATCGCCAGCAGCATGACGCGCGCCGCCGGCGTGTCCATGCGCGTCGGCAGCAGCGCGAGCGCAGGACTGACGGCGGTATCGATGATGGTCTTCAGATCCATGGCTCAGCCCTCCCCGCCCGACCGCAGGCCCAGCAACTTGGCCCGTGCCTCGGCAAACCATTCCAAAAGCCCCTTTTGCCGCATGCTTGCCATCCAGCGCATATAGGCTCCCAGCACCCACCAGGCGGGCAACCCCGCCAGCAGCATGCACGGCCCCAGCACGTAGAACAGCGCAAGTAGCTTTTCTTCACCGCCCCCGCTGCGCGCCGCCACCCAGTGGGCCGTTTCCATCAACGACGGCCGCCACGACAAGACGGCAATAGCCAAGATCGGACCGAACACGAACGAACACGACACGGTGCATACGGTGCGCTTGATGAACTCCTGCGGCGACCGCGGCGGCATGATGAGCATGCCGAGGATGGCCGCGAGCGCCGCAGGCAGCCCGAAAGCCAAGGCGATTTTCACGGCCGCCCAGCCGCCCAATCCAGTGGAACCCGGTTCCATTCGCATACTCCCTTGTTGGGTCCGCATTGCTGCCTCCCGTTGTGTGGACGAAAAAAAAGCCCGCCGAAGCGGGCTAAAGACAGGTCACGCCGGATCAGAGTCCAGCCACATCGACCACATTGATGAACAACTTTCGGCGGTCCGTCAGCGGCTCGTTATTGGGGGTGTTGTAAACACCACTTGCATACCTAGCCATTGTCGCCCCGAGAGTGCTTCCGGACTGGCGAAACAGACACATGGACCGGATATTGATGTAGCCAGGATTCGGCCCCACACCTACCGGCACTTCGGACGAGTACCACGGAACCGCGCCCTGCAAAACAGCCGGAACAGTGCCCAACGGATAAAAGAAGCTCGCCATATTCGGCGTTGATGCATGGTCCGTGTTCGGAAGCATGGACACATCGCCTTTAATGAATCCGATGTGCCTCAAATACGGAAACCGAGAATCGTAGGTAACCACCCCGCTGGCGTTCTTGACGCGCAGGCCATAGTGTTCATTGGCAGGTGGCGCGAAGTTCCTAGGATCGTCAAATAGATACCAGTCGACCACTGGTGTCCCCGGCGCCCCCACCGTAAAAGCACCAAACTGCGCATTCCGCCCGCCCCCCGATACAGAGTAGTTGAAGAGGACAGCGGGCCACGCCGACTTGAACGCCAGAACCCCGGTGGCCCCCGGTATCCAAGACGACCCATAGAGCATGTTTCCGCTGCCGGAAACAGCGCAAGCCACAGAGCCCTTTGCTCGCAATGCCAAATTGCTATACGTGCCATCGATCTGCACGACAGAGCCATTCACTACGCGCAAGCCATAGTCGGCCATTATCCGATCACTCCATAGTGAATCTTTACGCTACGGCGATAGATCGCGGGCACCTCATCGAACGACCAAAATAGCGTAATGCCAGAGACATCAATTTCCGGAATTGACAGCACCGAACCGTCCTCCAACATCTCCCACGAAAACCAAGGTTCACGTCCAGAAAATTCGGCAATGGGAACGGAGCCGTTGGACCTGCCTGTAACAAGCTCGCCCAACCGTCGAGGTAGCTTGTCAGTCACCCTAACGATGATCGCCCCGGCCGCGTCCTTTACCTGCAAGCCATACGTCGCCATTACGGAATCCACCCCAACGTAGTTCTATCAACCCCATTCGGATCGAAAATGATGATCTGCTGCGGATTGATTTGCATGCGACCGCCGCCCGGAAGCGGCGAGTTGATCTCGAAGGTTCCGGACTTGTTAAGCCTCCAACCCTGCTGGCCGGAAACGTAGTTGTTGGACTGGATGTACTCGCCGATCTTGGCGCTTGTGATCGTGCCGTCTTGGATAAACGCCTGGCTGATGAAGGTCTGCCCGTTCTGGATAGCGAAGGGTGTGGAAATCACCCCGTTGGCCAGGTTGATGAGCGCCAAGCGGTCGGCCAAAAACAAGACCTGAGTCTGCATTCCCTCGGGCGTGTTCTCCACGCCCACGCCCATGCCGGCGGCGTACAGCTTTCCGTCCGGTCCGGTGGACTGTGCCTTGATGCTCACCATCGCATTGAGGCCGTCCTTCACTTCCTTGATTTCGGTCGCGGCGCCACCGCCGGAGTCGATCTTGTCGATCAAATCCTGGCCGAGCATGGACTCTTCGATCTTGCCGCCGATCTGGTCCAGAATCGGCCCTGCGTCAGAACTGGCCTGGCCGCGCACGCCAAGCCCCGAGGCGGCCGGGTACCACTCACCCGCCACGCCGTTCTTGTCGACCAGCCGCGCCCAGAACCACAGTTCCTGGCCAGCGCGCAGGCCCAGCAGCGTGTGCGTGTTCTGCGGGTAGGCGAACACGCCCAGCGGGATGGCCGCCTCGAAGCTCGAATTCTGCGAGTAGTAGATTTCCGTGCGCTCGATGATCGACGGCCCAGGCGGCAAGCCCCAGTCCAGCTGGATGGCGAATAGCAGCCCGGTGGCCACCAAGCTGGTGATCACCGGCGGCGGACCGACGATGCCATCCAGCTGCGTCAACGTGGACGCAGTCCAGATCGAAGCCACGCCCAGCGAGTTCAACGCCCGCACCCGGAACGTGTACCCGCCGGCGTAGATGTTGGGCACCTCCACCCGCGTGTAGCCAGTGCGCGGAAGGTTGATCCAATCGGAATTATCCCGGCGCCACTGCACCTCATAGGCCACCGCGCTGTCGGCCGCCTTCCATTCGAAAACGGCGGTGTGATTCGCAATGCCCTGGCTGACGATGTAGTACGCCGTGATCTTCGGTTCCGTAGGCGGCGACTGCACGCCGGGCGGCACCACCGAAATCGGCGGGCGGTCCAGGCGCGTGCCGAAGTCCACGTTGTTGAACTTGCCCGGCTCGTGCTGGATGGCCGAGATATCGGCCAGCACCCCGTCCTTGCGCTTGATGCTCAAGACGCGGAACGTCTGCGCCGACAGCGCCTCGGATTCCAGCGTCCATACGCATTCCGGCTCCGGCACCTCGGAAAACGGCGTCTGGACATCGATATGCATGGCAGTGCCAGGCAGGCCGATCAAGTCCCAGGTGAGCGCCGTGGAGTCGTAGCTGTAGACCCCGCTATCCAGCGTCAGCGGCTCCCCCATGGCCGACGTGACAACACGGGTTTCCGACTTGCCGCTCGGCAGGTTCACCGTCAGGCGGTCCCCGGGGCGGATGCCCAGTTCAGCGTCCACCACGATCCGGCTGGCAGTGGCCTCGCGGACGCGTCCGCCGATACGCCGGCCGGCCAGGTGCTGGTCAGCGACCCGGATGATGCTGCCAGGGCGGACCTGGCAATGCTCCAGCCCCACCGAGAACGTCACGCCCCGCGTCTCCAGGTTCGACGTGAGCAAAAGCCACTTTCCAACCCGATTGGCCTGTCCGCGCGACGTGCAGCCAAATGCGGTCACCTCCAGCTGCTTGATACCGTAGCGCGCAATACCCTCGCGATTCTCGACGTACTCAACCTTCTGGCGCCCCATGTCCGTCAAATCGCACCAGGACACCAGTGCGACCGTGTATCGGGTGTTCAACGCCGACCCGGTGTAAGAGAACCGGCCATCAATTACGTTGGCCGACGAGTACGTGTAAACCGGGTCTCCCGGCATATCCGCCACGGCGATCACCGAGGAATTCGCCCAGTACGCCATGCCGCGAAACACCGATGCCAGATCCTGGACCACGCGGTAGGCGTCGGCCGTCGTCTGCAAATAGACGTTGCAGGTGAAGCGCGGCTCCTTTCCGCCGAACCCATCGTCCACCAGCTCGTCGCAGTACCGGCCAATCTGGTACAGCCCCCACTTGTCCAGCCAGCCGGCCGGAACCCGCTCGCCCAGGCCGTAGCGGTCATTGCCCACCAGGTCGAAGAACACCCAGGCGGGGTTATCCGTCCACGCCGCCTTGAACGTGCCGTCCCAGGTTCCAATATAGGCGCGCGTCTCCGGGTCGTAGTTGCTCGGCACCCGGATGATGCGCCCCTTCATGTCGTAGGCGCGCGTGGGCACGCTTTGGAATTGCGAGGCGTCGATCTTGATGCCGACCACGGCCGACATGGGATAGCGCAGCTTCGCGTCGATGACCTCGGTCACAGCGTCCACGAACGTGCGATCTGCGATCGTGTTGCTGTTGGCGTTGGCAGTCAGACGCCGAACGCGGACGCTCCAGCCCTGCTGCGCGCCGGCCGGCAGGTCGATGCGATGCGAGCGCGCGTAGCGCTGCGTGGTCTTGCCGTCAAAGGCGCTGGTCAGCACCTGCTGGTAGGCGGCACCATCACGGCTCACGTCGATTGCGTACTCGACCCGGTAGCCGTTGATGTCGCCGTTCGACGTGTCGGCGCGGCTCAAGCCCTCGACGGCCAGGGTCACCCGCACAGCGGACAACTGGCGATTGGTGAAAAGACGGACCCAGGGTTGCGTGGCCTTCAGTTCCGTGCTGACGCCAATGGTGTTTTCGGACGCCGGGAACCCAGGCAACGGGTCTTGCCATTGCGTGCCAGTCCGGAAGTCGATCGACACGTTGGAAAAGTTCAGCGAGCCGTCAGCGTTCGCAACGGGCGTGCCATTCAGGTAAACGTCGCGCAACGCGCCACCGAGGCCATGCACAGGGCCATAGATCTCGCCTTCGCTCAACAAATCGATGACGCGGGCATAGGCGATGCTATGCAGGCTGTCGGGGGCCTCGCTCGGGCCGCTTCCTCCGCCTCCACCCTTACCGCCTTTGTGGCCGATGACGTGCAGCGCAACGCTCGGGCGACGGCCATAAAAAAAAGCACCCGAAGGTGCCTTTCTGCGCTTCCTGAGTTTCATGCTTGATCTTCCGAAAAAATCCCTGCGGATATCGTTGCGCTGCCGATGATCATGCGGCCATACAGCACCGGAACCGGATTGCCCTGCGCTGACGTATTGATTGGGCCGTTGAAGTTGTAGGACGCGCCATTCTCGGGGCGATCTTTGGCGCTCAACGCGCGCTGCTGCGGCGAGAGCATCTGCACAACCCCGCCCAGCATCATGGCGCCGCCCATTTGCATGAGGGGTATGCCAATACCGCTGCCCACACCGGTGTACGTCAGTATCCCCCCCACCACCACCAAGGCAGCGCCCAGAATCGTCTGGAACAAGCCAGCCCGCTTCGCCCCTGTCAGCATCGGCACAATACGGATATCGTTGTCACCCACAGGGTGCGAGATCTGGTCTTCTGTCAGGTTCCGCTTCCCGACGAAGCAGGCATAGGCCACACCCCGGCCCGCGCTTGACGCCATTGCGGCCTCAAAGCCCGGCACGAGCACGCAAAGGGCGCGGATGGCCTCAGCGGTGCTGTTGACGGCCAGCCTATGCACCCGGCCGAATTGCGCGCCCAGGCGCCCGTACAGCCGCACCGTGCGTAGTGTTTCGTTCATTCTTCACCCTTGATATCGCAGCACCAGCCGCGTAGCCTCGCGCCAATACCCGCCATACACCACCCGCTCGGACTGACGCCCGTACAGGTGGTGCAGCATCGCGTCAGGAACCGTGAACAGGCCCGGCGCTTCCTTCAACCCCTCGGCGCCCAGGAATACGCCAGCGTGGTTGGCGCGGTTGGATCGGACCTGCATCAGGATCACGTCGCCGGGCGCCATGTCTTCGCCGGCCTGCAGCGGCCGGAATCCCGCCTCGGCGTAGTGGTCCATGTAGAGGTCGCCTTCGCGGCCCGGCTCCCACCAGCCGTCATCGCGCTGGAAGTCCAGCAGCTCGATACCGCGCTCGCGCTTGTACCAATCCCGCACCAGGCTGTAGCAATCCAGCACTCCGTGCGCGAACTGGCGGCCCAGCAGCGGCGCCTGAAAGCCCACAGGCGTAAAGCCTCGGACCTCGCCAGCCACCACGGCGCCGTCATCGCGCCGCGCCACGGCCACGATGAACCAGGGCAGGCCCGTTGCCTCGCACGCCACGCGGTCCGCTTCGCTCGGCGCCGGCGTCTCGTCGGGGTGGGAATGCACGATTGCCACAATTCGGCCAGTGTCCTCCGCCTCGGCGTAGTCGTCGGCCCCCAGCACGAAATGGTCGGCACTGGCCGCGGCGTTCCGACAAGGCACATACACCTCACGGCGCGCCACCATCACGACCAGCCCGCAGCACTCGCGCGGGTATTCAGCCACCGCGTGGGCGCGGATGGCCTCCATCGTCTTCTTGCGCATGTCTATCCCCTGATCAGGTCCGCCGAGGGGAACCCTCCGAAGTTGATGACCCCGTACTCGCCGAATCGCTTCTTGCAGTCCGACATGAGGCCCGAGCAGCGATCGCGCGCAGGATCCGTGACCGGGTTGCCGGTCAGGTCAAACATGCGGCTGCCTGTGTAGCCGCAGTACGGGCCGCGGTAGCCGCCCTTGCGCAGCCAGCTACACACGCCGGCGAGAATCGGCCGGCTGGGCAGCTGCTGCCCGTCGAAGTCCAGCGCGCTCGACAGCTGGAATTCCACCACCTCGGCGGTTTCGGCCGTCTTCTGCTGCACAATCCAGACCTCCGGCGGCAACTCTTCGGTGGGGTTCGCCGTGGGGTTGCCTTCCGGGAAATTCTTGGCATCGAGATAGCTGCCCAGTGTGCGCCGCACCCGCACCCAGGCGCCCACCAGGTCATCCAGGGCAATGCAGAGCGACGAAATGACGCCGGCGATCGGCTTGCCCTCGGCGTCCGCGCCGATGTTTCCGACCGACAGCGTAGGCGTGGGCTGCTGGCCGTCGCCCACCTGTTCAAAGCCTTCCGCCGTGATCGCCCACGGGTCGTACTGGTTGCCTTGCCACCAGATCGGGCCAACCTGCGTGTAGCCGTGGAAGCGCTGAAGCGTCCCGCCGATCGGCGTAGCGTCCAGCTCGTAGAGTTCGACCAGGTCGCCGACCTCCAGCTTTTGCACATCTGCATAGATCCGCATGCTGCCCCCTATGCCTTCAACGTGGCCGCCAGGCCGAACAGGTCCAGGCGCTGGGCCAGCGTCAGCCCCAGCACGTCGGCCGCCGCGTGCAGCATGGCGCTGCCCCATTCGAACGCCTGCAACTCGTCCCAGGCGCGCCGGTAGTACGCTGGCGTGGCCGGATCGTTCAGCAGTTCTTCGAAGGCGTCGAACAGCGTCCAGCCCGGCTGCCCTTCCTTCGAATATGGCGTGAGGCGCATCGCCTCGCGGCCCTGGTAGCGCGAGACGGGCGCCGGGTCCGGCAGTGGCGGTACAGGCATGTCATCCACTGACGCCGGCACCAACGTTTGCGGCAGATCGATCAATCCGAACGGCGAGCGGAACACGTAATAGCCTGCCGTGCGATCGGCGACCACGCTCTCATCGAACTGATAAAACTGACCGGTTTCGCTGTCTTTGAAGGTTTGCATTAGCGATACTCCCGCCAAATGGCCCCAGTGATACTGCTGATGTTCTGGACCAGATAGGTCGCCCCGGCAGGCACAACCATGGACAACGCGAGCGCCCCGGCTGTACCGTCACGCGTGATGAACGCTGCGTCCAACCCATTAATTCGACCCATTAGGCCGCTCGTTGCGGTCGTACCGCTGGTTGAGACGTACAACACAATAGGGCGCCCAGTGGTATTGGTATAAGTAACGCCAAAAACGCGCGATGCGGTGACGTCCTGGAGAGTCTGGTCGACCCCGAAAACCTGGCTGCGCAACGCCTGAAAGGCCGCATTGAGCGCCGCGTAGTCGCTCGCCAGCTGTGCGGCATCCACACTGCCGGGATTGGTGACGGCGCCGAAGGCCTGGATGGTCCAAGCACCCGCGACGTTCTGCGGGCGGGTTTCCCCAGCAGTTCGCGGAATACCGTTCACCCCGTCCGTATAGGGGTCACCAATGACATCAATAATGTTGGCGAGAGCGCCTGATCCCACAGGAACGCCAATCGCCGAACCCGCAGCCGCCAAGTCTTGGCGGCGAATTTGGCTGTGATGGTGGCCTTGTAGCGCATCACGCTGTATCAATCCGTTGGTGCCGGCAGACAATGCACCATCTCCGCGCAGAAACAGCGCCCCCAACGTACCAGCGGATTTCCCGTTCAGATCAGGCAGCCGGATGGTGGTCGAGCCGTCGCCCAGCGTGTAGCTACCCCGCTTGAGCGGATCGGCCAGCCAGTCGGCCTCTGCAACCACCGGCACGGTGCCGGCCGCTACCATGGCGGCGAGGTCGGGGAAGGTAGCGCGAGAGATGGTCTGACCATCGGCGGGGATCTGCCCCGCCGGGATGGACGAGCGCAGCGGCCACCAGGCCACCGAACCCGCCGGCGGGCCGGTGGGAATCGGCGGCAACTGGCCAACCGGCACCTTCCCGCCCGTGTCCAACGTTGCCACGCCCCCGGGCTGGCCCTTCTGCGACAGCGGGATGGAGTCCTCGGCGGCAGGCAAGTTGGCCGCAGGCACTTTTCCCTGGGCATCAAGTGGGGCCACGCCACCGGCCGCGCCCTTCTCTTCCACCGGGATATAGTCCGCCAGTTCCGGCAGGTGCGCGGCCGGCACCTTGCCAGATGCGTCCAGAGGCGCCACGCCCCCGGCCATGCCCTTCTGGGCGGCGGGAATCGCGGCGTCGGCCGTGGTCTTGGCCTCGGTGGCAGTCTGCGCCGCACTCGCCGCGGTCAGTTCCACTGCGTCGACGCCAGTCTGCACCTTGGCAAAGTTGGCGTTGACCCTGATCATGCCCCGACGCAGCAGGTCGCCCTTTCCGTCGTTATCTTGCTGGCCGACTTCGATGTGTTCCAGTTCTTGCATAGTCTCTACGGCACATGCCGCTGTGTGAAAGTTACCGAGATCGTGAACCAGCCGCCCCCCATCGCGACCAACTGATAGTCGCCCGCGCGGTACGACGTTTGGCTCCCCAGCGGCGCCGTCCATAGAAAAGCCCGAGTGGAGCCATGGCGGTCGAGAAAGTCCTTGATGGGCCGGATCTCTGACTCGCTGCCAAAGAACGACAGCGGCCAAGATTCGGTTCGGGTGTTTATCCCATCCCCGACGACCTGCTCATAGCCATCGCCGAACTGGGCGCGCAGGACTCGGAACTTCACTTCGGCCTGAGGATTCCTCCTGGGGCACCACTGAAAGACCTCCAAATTGCTCATTGACCCTTCCTTCCGTTTCGCTCGTTCCAGGATGCCCCGCCTGGGCGGTACGACTTCGCGATGAGAATCTGGCACCGCGCGTCCACGAATTGGCCCAGCTCGCGCCCAAATTGCTCTAGTCCCAGCGGTGCATCCGTCTTGGTGGCCCCATCTGCTTGGACGTAAACATTGACCTGGATGCTCGCCGAACCCGGGCCGCCTGCGCCCGCGCCATGGGCTTGCACACCGAGTCGACCGTCGGGACCACGACGCAGCGGCATAATTGCCTCTGGCCCGGCCTCGGCGAACACGCCCGCCCCCTTCGCAAACTGAAACACCTGCGGCGTGTCGTACACCCCGCCGGAGAACGCAGACAAACTGGGGGATTGGTACACATTCCCCTTTGCGTTGGCCGTCCAGCCATTCGACTGGATCAGCGCACCAATGCCGTCTCCGCCAGAGGCTTGAACCTGACTTGCCACGGCTTCGGTTCCTGCGGCCGCTCCAGACGCGCTGCCCACAACAGCACCGACGATGCTGGAGAAAATCCCCATCGTCGCTTGGCGCGCAGCGATTCGGGCCAGGTCGGAAAGGACGCTTTTGGCAAAGTCGGAGAAATTCTGCTTTCCGCTGACCACAAACGAAGCCAACGCATCGCTCATCCCCTGAAACAGGTTGGAAAACACCTGCTGAGACTGCGCCATAACGTTGGCCGACGCGTCAGCCCAGTCATTCAGCGCCCGAATCGCACCGTTCTTCCAATCCCCCTGCAGGGCCAATCTATCCTGCATGTAACCGCGCTCGCGCTCTATTTGCGCCTGCATCGCGGCATCGATCTGAGCAATGCCCTGCAGGTACTGCTCGGACTCCAGCGCGCCCGCGCCACCTTCGCGCAGCATCTTGTCGGTAAACCCGTCTCGGATCCGGCGAAACCGATCCTGCGCTTGGTTGATCGCATCCACCAAGGCGCGCTCATTGCTGCCCAACGTCAGCGCGTTGTTCTGCCGGCTTTCTTGCAGCGAACGAGTCTCGCTATAGTTGGCGATGTCCAGCTGCGTGGCGCGCAAGGCGCCGCGGATCTTGGCTTGGTACTTCTCGATATCGGTCGCTTCTTGCTGCTGCGACCTCGCGATCTGGGCCTCGAGTTCTTGCACCCGGCCGGCGTACCGCTCCCGCTCGGCGAGCTGTTTCTTGCCGCCAGCGATCTCCGCCTGCTTGCGGGCGATATCAAGCTCGTCGCTGAGGGCTGCTCGCTGGGCGGCCGCCCGCTTCCGGATGAAGGCCTCTTCCGACAGCAGACCGGCCGCCCTTTGGCCTTCCAGCGCGGCCGTTTCAGCGCGCAGAGCCTCTTCACGCATGCGCGCCTGAGCCTGCATCGCGGCCAATTGGCCAGAGAGCGAATTCTGCCCGGCGCTAACAGCATCCTTGTCCTGGAACTTCTTGCGGGTCTCTGCTTCGCGCTCCCGGATAGCCTGGGCCGATATCCGGTCATCCTCGGGGTCGACGGCACGGATGGCCGCCTCAAGGCGCGCATTTTTCTCCAGCGCCTCGGTCAGCTGCCGAACCTTGTTGGTTTGCTTGTCGTAAGCATCCAGGCTCTTGGCCGCCTCGATAGCCGCCGCGTTCGCCGCGGCATTGAGCCCCTTGACCTGCGCAACAGCATCCGCCAGGCCCTTCTGATCCAGCGCGTCACCCAGGGCACCTTCGGCATTTCTCACGCGCGCACGGCCAGCCTCGTTCAATCCGGCCGGCCCTGCATCACGCTGGAGCATCAACGCAATGTTCTCGCGCAGCGTGGCGATACGCGCTTCCAGCGGGTCCTGCTCCTGCCCCACCCGCTTCATTGACTCCCAGGCGCCGTCGACGGCGCCCTTCACGTCACGCCACGCACGCTCGAGCACGCCCAGTTTTTCCGGCGCTTCAGTACCCAGATAGTCGTGCAGGGCCCGCGAGGTCTCCTGCATGGCACCTTCGCGGTTGCCTGTCTCCTCCAGCGTACGGATGTAGTCCCACTGAGCCAAGCTCATGAAGTTGAGCGAGCGGTTATGCTCCTCTGCCCACTTCGTCACCCCTTCGGGCATCTTGGCGAAATCCTTGGAGATTTCGTCCATGGCCTGGCCCGATGCCTTTTGGAAGGCAACCATCGAGCTTGACATTAGCCGGATGGTGTCGGCCGAAATCTGCCCCGTCGCGACCAGCGCCTCGACTGCCTGCTGCGCCTTGCCGCGGCTTCCATTCTCACCAGCTGCGGCGGCGGCCATACTGCGGATCTTCTCCGCCGTTACCCCCGCATAGTTGCCCGTCAGCTGAATAGTCCGATTCAGGCGTGAGGCGTCCTCGCTTCCCTGATAGGCGGCAATACCGAAGGCCACAGCCGCGCCAGCGGCCAGGGTATAAGGGTTGATCAGCCCAAGAAGCGTGCTTCCCAGCGCCTTCGCGGCCGGCACAACGCCGCCGAACATGTCCTTTAGCTGGCCGCCCTGCTGCAGCAGGACGGTCATGGGCTGTTGCCCACCCTGCAAGGACACCACGATGTCGGTCAGCTGCGCCGGCACACCCCGCATGGCGGCTGCGGTCTGTGCGGCGCTGTTGCCATACCTATCCAGCGCGCGGCCGGACGAGCCCAACGCAACTTCCTGTTCGCGCAGCTTGGCAATCAAGGGAGCTGCACGGGCTGAAACACCAAGCTCGGCCGCCTGCAGCTCGAGCAATTCGGACCTCGTCTTGCCGATCGCCTGCACCTGGCGCTCAAGGCCCTGGACGAATCGCTCAGACGTCTGCACGAATGCCTGGCTCCCCGCCGCCGACGCGTTGACCGCTTGGGCCATCTGCCCCGCAGATGCGCCCATGCGCGCCGATGCCGCGCTCGCTCGGCCCAAGTTGGCCTCGGCCGTGGCGGCAAATTCCGCCGCCGCTGCGCCAGACGCGGAGAATCCACGCAGCAGGTCAGCCTCGTTTGCGGTCAGCGTGACGCCTAGAACCTTTTCATTCATTGAATTCTGCCGCTGAAAGTTCAAATTGCCGGCCTACGCCTGCCCCAGAAAGACCTCCAAGGCGGCGCGCTCCATCGCGCGGATATCCAAAAACGCCTCCCTCAGGTCCGCCCCCGGAGGCGATAGGACCTCCAGCGTTGCGCGAATCTCAGTCGCCGAGATGCCGGCACGCAGCGGAGGCCCCATGGCGGGGACAAGCCATGTCCAGCATGTTTCAAGCTCCAGAAATGCCCTGACCGTCTCCCAGTTCTCCTCGAAAACCTCGAAGGGCTCATCTACCGCCCGGGCTCCTGCCGCATCCAGAACGTCAGCAGGCGCACCGGCCAAAGCCAAGGCCGCCAGCACTGCGTCATCGGGGTCGAACGCGGCTTGTGCGCGCCGGCCGCCCATCGCCCAGTACCGCGCGGCCTCTAGGAGTTTTTTTCCCGGACCTGCTGATGGGCACGCCAGAACCCTTGAAACAGGGGAGCGACGAGTTCAGGCCAATCCTTGAGGATTTGGTCCAGCGCCTTGGCCGAGAACGGCACGGCGTCACCCTGGCCGTCGCGCACCCCCAGCCAGCCGGTCATCCTGTCCTTGATGAAGTCGACGTCCGAGGCGTACTCCCACTTATCAGGAGCCTTCTGGCCTTTGGCCACAGGCAGCAGCGGCTGACCGACGCGCTCACGGTAGGCATTGGTCATCGCGTCGTGCAGCGCGTTGATCTGATCCAGCGGGCTGCGCTTGTATTGCGCAATGAAGTCGATTTCGACGGGTGCGCCGCTTTCGCCGTGGACGACAACCTTGATATCGCACGCCGCGAGGGCGCGCTTGGTAACCACAAAAGCCATGGAAAGCTCCGGAATAGAAAGCGCCCGGTCGGGCCGGGCGCAGATAGTTGCAGGGTTCGACCGCTAGGCTGGTTAGCGAACGATGATTTCCAGTTCGTCGTTGCCATCCGGTCCCGGGTTTACATTCATGTCCAGGCCGAGCATTGCCACGTTGTCCTGGTCCGAATAGGCCGGGTTGGTCAGCTGCGCGGTGGGTGCCTTGATCTCGACGATGTTGCCCGCCGCCGTTCCATGCTGAATCGCCAGCGCCTTACCTTCGCCGGACAGCACGATCGCCGGCCAATCCAGCTGAGCGATGCGCGGCAACTCGAGCGAGATCTTGCCGGTCGGCTGACGGTCGGTGATCTCAGCCCCTTCGCAGCCGATCAGCGAGCGCCAGACCAGCTGGTTGGCGATATCGAAGGTCAGCGACTGCAAGCAACCGGAATAGCTGCCCAGGGACCAGGCCGGCGTGTTGGCCTTGTTGACCCCCTTCGGGATTTGGAAGGCGCTGTAATCCACGTCGGTAGGGTTGGTGCCGTCGGTGATGGGCAGATAGACGCCCATGAAACGAAAGCGCATGAACGGGATGCCCTTGGCCGTCAGGTCGAAAGACACCGTGCCGCGCGCATCCAGAATCTTGTGGAAGACGCCGTCCAGGTAGTAGTGCAGCGCGATGCGCTCGAAATTTTCGGACACCGGCAGGTAGCGCACGTCCGTTCCGGTCGTGACCGTCTCGGCGAAGCCACAAGCCCGCAGCAGCGGCCCCCAGGCCGGCGCCTTACCTGCCGTGCCTGACCCGGCCAGCTCGACCTCGCCTTCAATCTGGGCGTACTGGGTGGTAGCCACTTGACCAGCGTTGCCCATGTAGGGCCGCAGCAGCGCGCGCTCGACGAATTCGGCTGAGAGGGGCGTGGCTGTCACGTTGCGCAGCAGGATCGCGTTGGCCGCCCCGGTGGGAACCGGGTCGACCCCTTCCGCCGTCTGGATCTTGGCCAGCAACAGCGTCTTTCGGATGGATTTGGCCATTATTGGCTCCGTAAGTATCTGGATTCAAGTGGTCAGCTGGCGCCACCGCAGTCGCACGGCGACGTCCGCTCTACAAGCACGCGCTCGCCCGTGACGGGATCGCGCACGTAGCTGCCGCCCTGGCCGTGGAACTTGTCAAGCGCCGCCGCAGCCGGGCTGATCGCTTTGGACGGGGCGCCGGCTGTCTCGGTATCTGCACCGGTCTCCGGCGCGCCGGCCGGCTTCATTGCGGACATGCTGTTCTCCTTCGCGTGCTGGGGCGTTAAGCGTCCAGGGAATGCTCATCGGTCTGATAGGTGATGCGGTAGCGCTTGGTGACCACCTGCCGACGAAGATCGCCATTGGCGTACCTGGGCTCGTCCGTGCCAAATTCCGCGACGGACACCAAATTCGGCCCCGAATACCCCATAACGATGGGGTGCGCCGCCGCAAACACCCTTTCAGCCAGCTCCAGGTGATCGTCGCCGCAGGTATGCACGATCAGGTGGATTTCACGCAATCGCGTAACCCTCGGCGTCGACAACTCTTGGATCGATTCCGCCCCCAGTTGTACCGATACAACCATCGGATCCTCACGCGAGACCGCCCGCACGGGCGACGGCTCAACTTGCGCCGGGAAGCCCGCCCCGGACGCTTCCGTCAGGGCCAGACGAAGATCCAGCACGTACCGTTGCGCCAACGAGGTCATGGCAAAAGCTCCAACAAAGCTCGGGTCCAGTACCCGTCCCCGCGCACGGTCGGCTCCTGCCGAACTCGGTAGAGCTTGCCGCCGATCCTTACGCGGGAGTGGTACTTCAGGCCGGGGGCTGCCGCCGTCGTGAACTCGATCTCGTAGTCGGTCGAATGGACCAAGGTCGCCTCGTCGATCACATCTGGCCGGTCGAGGCGGACCATGAAATCGACTTCGGGATCAACGTCGACCAGGCTGGCAGGCTCACGCATCCCAGCCTGGTCGAACGCTTCATCAAAGATCGCGTTGTCCCACATGGCGCTTACGACGCCTTCAGCCGGATGACGGCGTTCGGCCGCGTGTTGATCGTCAGCGGGTTGGACTGCACCTTCAGGTCGACGCCCATGCCGTGCTGGAGAATCTCCTGCGAGGCATAGAACGGCAGGCCCGGGGTGTTGACCACGTCGATGTGGTTGGCCGGCGCGAAGCGGGTCTGGAACAGATCTTCGGTGACGATCGGCACCAGGTAGCCCTCGTTCGGATCGAGGAAGGTCACGGCGCCCACTTTGCCGTAGTACTCCTTCCACTCGACATCTTCGAAGATGAAGCCCTTGCGCATGTCGGCGCGCAGGAATTCGCCGTCCTTCCAGCGATCGAACGCCTTCTCGACGGAATCGTGGCCGGTAAACGCGTCGTACAGGGCGCGCCCCATGATGCCGAGCCAGCCCTTGATCTGGACGGCGCCAGCGAGCGCGTCTTCGGCCTGGCGCTTGGCGTCGAGCACCTTCTGACGCACCTTGGTGGTGGCCGTGCCCAGGGCCAGATTTACCGTCTTCTGGGTGTAGCCGAAGCGCTCGTACAGATCGAGCAGCACGCGCTGGCCGTCGGCGTCGAAGATCTTGCCGGTGACAGCACCCAGGCGATGGTAGGCGAGCGTTGCGTTGATCCGCGAGCGCAGCTTCACGGTGCGCTTGTTGACGATGCCCTGCATCACCTCCAGCTCGCTTTCGGTGCCGAACGCGCGTACGCCCTGGATCTCGTCGGCATAGATCGTGTCACGCAGCGGCAGGTGCAGCGTGTTGAACGGGATCAGGTCGCGGCGGTCCTTCTCAGTGGTCTGGCCAGGCGAGCCGCGGGGAGAGTCCGGCACCAGGGCGAGCTTGCCGTTTTCGCGCTCGATCGAGACCGTCAGCGTCGAAACGCCGTCCTCGTCGAACATGCTGTCCAGAGTGGAGGGCACGGCCTGGCCTTCGGGCTGGACGTTGAGGGCGGCCGTCAGGGACGCCAGGGAGAACGCGTCGTCTCGGAAGATATCGATGTGTGCCATGTTGTAGGCTCCTGAAAATGACGATGGCCCGCCTAAGCGGGCCATACTTTGGTCCTTGAACGGGGGTCCGACGGCGCGAATTAGTCGCGCACGATCAGGAAGGACGGGGCGAAATCGGCGCGGGCTTCGGCGTCCAGGCCGGTCAGGGACGCGGCCGCGACTTCCGCGAGGCGGACGATTGCGGTCGCCGGCTGAGGATCCGTCGAGATGTCCGCTGCGCCGTACAGCACCGCAGCGGCCTTCTCCGTGCCATCGGTGCCAGCGGGGTTGTACGCCGCGTATTGCTTGGTGGCAGTGATCTGCCCCAACACCTGGCCGGACGGGTAGCCGGTCGCCGTGGCGGCCAAGGTAATTTTCTCGCGAGAGATCTCGCCGGCGCCCTCCGAAAGGAGGAATTCGGCGGTACGGGCCTTTTCGTGCAGGATGTTCATACGTTCTCCAGGGTGGTTGAGTGCTGCTTAGGACGCGCGGCGGCGTGCCGCAGCACGAGCCTCGTAGAAGTTGGTGATCGAAAGCGCCGGAACTGCCCTGACCGCGTTAGCGTCCGGCCGCTGCCTGTTGTCGATCGTCTGTTCGGAAGCCGCGGCCAGAGCATCGAACAGCCTTGCCCGTGCCTGCTCGACCGAAAGACCCGCGGCGACAAATTCGGGGGCTTTGTCGGCCATCTTGGCGGCCAGGCAGACGCCGGCGATCTCGGCAGCTTGGACGATCCGCTCATCCGCCACCTCTTTGCTGGCGAGGCCGCAGGAAAGCAGTACCCCCTCCGCGAGATGGGCCACACCGGCAGTCCGGCAGGCGGCGTATACATGGCCGACAAGGGCCGTGGCCTGGGCCGCATTGGCTTGAGGCTCGGCGGCGGGTGCCGGCGGCGGCGCATCCGCCGGCGGGGCAGACGGCGAAGCGGGGCCGCGGGGCGATTCGGCCTCGAGCGCATCCAGCATCGCGGACACCTCCGCCGGCAGATTCTTGTGCTTTCGGAGCACCTCAGCGGCCAGGTCGGACGACATTTGGAGGCGCACTGGATCTTCGATAAGGTCGCAGAATCCCAGGGCCTGCGCCTCCAATGCCGACATCCACGTGGTCGCGTCCATCATTTCCACGATCTTGTCTGCGTCCTGCCCGCTCTTGCGCGCGTAGGCTGCGACAACCCCGTCGCGGACCCGGTCCATCATGTCCGCGGTCGAGCGCAGATCCTCGGCCGTTCCGCCAGCGATGGTCCAGGCGTTGTGGATCATCAGTTGAGCGTTCTCCGGCATGATCAGCTGATCGCCGGCCATTGCGATCAAGGACGCCGCCGATGCCGCGAATCCGTCCACCCGAGTCGTCACCCGGCCGGCATAGCGCCGCAGCGCGTTATAGATCGCGAGCGCGTCGAAGACGTCGCCCCCAGGGCTGTTGAGCGACACCACGATATCGGCGCCGCCGGCCGCCGCCGCGTCCAGTTCTGCCACGAAGGCCTCGGCAGTGGTCCCCCAGAAGCTGATTTCGTCGTAGATTCGGATCTCGACCACCGGCTTTTCAGCTTGCGCCTTCGCAGTGATCGTGTACCAGAGCTTCTTTGCCATGATGGCTCCATAGTTGAAATTGCTGCTGCTATTCCGCATCGGCCGGTGAAAGAGCCTTGCCGGCAGATGTAGACCGTCGCGGATCGCTGTCGAACACCGCCTGCGCGGCGTCCGCCGCCAAGTTGTCCGCGTCGATGTCGGCGGCTACCTGATCAGGATCATCACCCTGGGCCAAGATCACCGCAGAGCGGCTTGTGAAGCCAGATCGCACCTGCATTTTCTTGGCCTCAATGTCCTGGACCGGATGGAAGTACGGCCAGCCCTGGGGAACCCAGAGGACGCGCAGCCACTCGCGGCGACGCCGGTGGTAATCCGGCATCGGAATGGTGCCGGCCAGCGCGAGCGCGTCGATCCAGGCCGCCCACACCGGTCGGCAAAATTGATGAATGAGGCAGTGCCACTGGTATTGCTCGACCAGACGGTGGAACTCGTTCACCAGCACCCGCAGCGCCCGATCGCTGATGTTGCGCAGGTCGCCGGTCGCCAGCTCATAGGGAATCCCGACAGAGGCGAAAGCCGCCATCAGCTGATGCCGCATGAAGCTGTCGTAGTTGTTGTCGGCCCCGGGCGGCGTCGAAAACGTCACCTGCTCGCCGGGCGCCAGCTCCTGCATCGTGCCCGGCTCCATGGACACCAGCGGGATTCCGTCGTCATCCTCGACATAGTCTTCCTGGCCGCCCGTCAGCGGATTGGTCGGATCTTCATCAGGATCCGGCCTGGTAATAAAGCCCGCGAACAGGTTGGAAACCTCCTGGCGGTACATCACCGCGTCATCCAAGTTGTCGATCGACTTCAGCCGCAGTAGCACCGTTGCAAGGGCCGGCACCCCACGAACTTGGCCAGGACGCTGCATCTGGTATGCGTGGATGACCTGGTCCGCCGGCACCGACACAATCTCCTGCGCAGGGCTGGACCGCCCGAATTCGCCGGGGTGACGCCGCCACATGTGAACGGCTGTCCGTCGGCCGATGGGATCGAATTCGATGCCATTGACCACCTCGCCGCCGTTGGGCAGAGGGTACGTGCGTTCCACCGGAACCTGGTCGCCCTCAATCAGCTGCAGCTGCAGCGGGACCGCCAGGCCGTCCGAAGGACGCCGCCGACGAAACCGACAGAAGATTTCCCCGGCAGTGAAGATGGATCGGTCCGCCAGCGACTGCATGCCGTAAAAATCCAGGCGCCCGTCGGCATCCGCCTCGACGCACCAGTCCGCCCACAGCTCTTTCAAGAGCCTGCGCACCGACTGGTCGGGGTGCTGCGGGTACGGCTGAATGCCCGTACCCACCGCGTTGCTGTCCCACTTGCGCTCGGCGGTAGACGCCCACGGGTCATTGCGGACCGCGTCTCTGGCCCGTCGTCGCTGCAGGGGAAGCCCCTGCGTTGCAGCCGAGTTCGGGCCGGCCGCAGACGGATTCCAGTTCTTCGCACGGCTGCCGGTCGCGCTGCCGCTCTCGTAGCTGGAACTCATCTGCGCATTCAGACGCCGCGGCACCAGAAGGCCAGATCGGCGGTGCTTGGCGTAGCTCATCGAATTCCCTTTCCGGCGCTGCGCAGTCGAAACTGTCGCGGGCGCCGCTTGCCCTTGTTGATTTCTGCGGATACGTGCGCTCGCGCTCGCATGAGTTCGTCGATGCTGCGAAAGCGCACGCGCTTGCCGTCGTACTGGACCTCAAGCTGGCTGCCCGCGATCGCACGGTCCAGCTTTTCGAGGTCGGCTTGGGTGTACGCCATTTTTGTCGCCCTGTTCTATAGCCGAGGTTATGCCCGCAGCACGCTCTCTACCTGCGGGCCTTCAAATAGCTGGAGGCAGACGATCGGCGCCGGGTCGGCCGAGGCGGCGCGCGGGGCTTGGCGGGCGCCGCCTCGGCCGGGACCGCTGGTGACGGTCGCCTGCCGCGCGCGGCGGGCGGCGGCGCGTCATCCGCCTCCACCGAATCGGCAGGCGGCGGCAGCGCGTCCAACTTGGCCGCCATCGCATCCCACCACGCATCTGTCTTGCGGGTCAGGCCAAGATGCTCCGCGACCCACAGCGCGTACACGGCGCAGTCCCAGGTTTCCACCCGCTTGCGAATCGCCGTCCAAAGCGTGCGAACACCCGTGGCCGTCTTGCGAGCCACCCGCACTTCGCCAGAGAACTGGCGAAACCACTCGTCGGACAGGTCCGCGGACAGGTGAACGTATCCGGGCCCGGGAAATTCGATCGCCAGCCGGCTATGCAACAAGTCCTTCGCGCGGTTGGTTCCCACATGCCACAGGATTACGCCTTTCTTCACGCGCTTGCCGCGCCAGTCGATGTCGACCTGGCCAGCGCCATCCTTGATCGCCTTCTCACCGAAGGGGCGTCCGCGCACCGCATACACACGCCGCGCCTTATTGCGGCGGGCGAAGTCGTATACGGCATTCGAATGGTGCCCCCCGGAGTCGATTGCGGTCGCGTAGATGCTCATCTGCTGCCCGCCCTCGTGCTGGAACCGGCGTTCGAACAGGTATTCCGCCACGCTGTTCCAGACCTCGTCCTCCGCAGGGTTGCCGTGGAAAATCTGGTGATCGACAGTCCACATTTCGCAGCCCCGGCCGAAGCCCCAAACCGCCACCTCTACGCGATTCCCCTGCGTGTCGCAGCCGGCCAGCAGCAACGTGCAGCCGAGCGGAACCACATTCTCGGCTTGGCCTGGCAAGCGGTACGCCTCAATTTCAGCGCGCCGCTTCAACTCGTCGGCCTCGATCTTCTCGATTTCGCCTTCCCAGGCTTGGCCCAAGGTGGTGTTCCAGAAGGTCTTCAGGGGCTCGTCGTCGCCCTGCTCGGCTTTCGCATACGCGTCCAGGAACTCCCGCACGATCTTCGCCCAACTGACCATCGGGCTATATGCGGTCCAGACATGGAAGGCGACCCGCTTATGCGCCGGTATGATGTCCCCCGACGCATTGCGGAAAACTCCATCTCGGTCGATAGTCGTTCCATCAGACCCGTACCAGAACCCATCCTCGGCCGCGCCCAGATACTCACCCTGGGCGATCAGCGTGCCGCAGTGCGGGCACAGATGCCGCACCGTCTCGGGGTCATCGTTCAGCCATTTGAAGCCGTGGGGCTCTTCCTTTCCGCCCCAGGTGAGCGCGTGATGCTCGTCGCAGTGCGGACAACGGATGTGGTAGTCATACCGTGCATCCGCGCCAGCCGCCCGCTTTTCCATGAGGCATGTCTCTTTAAGCTTGGGCGTCGAGCCGATCACCATCTTGGGAAATGTCGCGCCCTCGAGGCGCTTGGCGGCCAATTGGCCCGGGTCCCCTTCCCCATCAATGTTGGAGTCGAACGAACTGAATTCGTCAAGGATCGCCACACTGACCGACAAGCGACGATAGTTGTCTCCAGCCCGGCCGCCCCGCAGGTGCAAAGCACTCCCGATGAACTTCTTCACCAGCAGCGTGTTGTCCTTGTGGCGCGCCAGCCGGGTCGGAAAGATCGGATGCATGACTTCCACGTCACGCAGCATGGGCTCTAGTTCGGTCTTGACGAACTCGTCCCGCGCGCTGTCGGTCGGCTGCCAGAGTGCCTGATTGCGGCGCCGATGCTCGGCGAAATACCCGACCGCGGCGAGCACGATCTTGGTGTAGCCGACCCGGGCCGACTTGATGACATCAACTTCGTGTAGGTCATCGCTACCGATACACGCAAGAATCGCGCGCTGGAAGGGCCACGCCTCCCAGTTCTGTTCTACGTAAGACGACTCGGCGGATAGGTAAAAATTTCGCTCCGCCCATTCCCGAAGGGTCATTGGCTCCGGGGCACCAAAGGATGCGAGCCCGCGACGAAGCGCGCGGGCAACTCCCGCGCGGTTGTCTTCTACGAGCATCATTCACCCTCGCTATCATCTTCCGATTCAATATCCTCCAAGGACAGGGCGGCCACGGCGTTGCGCGCCTTGGCCAGCTCGCGGCGAACAATCGTCAGATCCGCGTCGGTCAGGTTCGGCAGGCGGCGCTTGAGAATGCCGGGAATCGCATCGAACGTGGCCGCCACCTTCGTCCCGGCGCGCACCAGCACTTCCTCGAGCACCGAGACGGGTGCAAGTTCGCCGCGACGCTCGGCGTTTTCCATTTCCACCTTGTCAGCCTGAGCAGCGTTCAAGCGAGCCTTTTCCTCAGCGGGATCCAACCCCTTCGATTCGGGGTCCCGGTTGCGACCGGCGGCAGCATCCCGAAGGTTTCCGCAGTACGCCAATAGCCAGTTTCCCAGCGTGTCGCCACTGGTGAGCACCCCGCGCATCAGCAAGCCGCTGATGACGGGCTGGGTGACCCCAACCAGCTGCGCGAACCTTGCTTGCGTAGTTTTCTTGTCCAGGTCAATCATCGTGCAGTCGCCAACGCAGCATCCAGGGCGGTCGAATACTCCACATCAAAGCGCTCGCCATACACGGCGGCGGCTGTCTCGTAAAACGGCAATCGAGGCGTGTACTGGGGCTGCTCTACCGCCAGCAGGACTGGCGCCACATCGGCCCCGTGCGTACCTGTCTTGCGCCAAATGCCGGCGGGTAGGACCTGGCGCCGCTGGCCGCTCATCGACCCCTTACCCCGCGAGATGAAGTACTGGACCCCATTGATGCGCCGGTAGCCTTCACGCGAGGTGCCAACGTTCGCCGTTCGCGCGCGGCTTCGCGCCGTGGCGTTCGCGCGATAGCCTTGCTCTCCAAACGCCTCGAAGTAGGACAGAAGCCGAACAATCTGCCCGCGGGACATGTTGCCGTAGGCGTCCAATTCAGCAGCTGCAGCCGGGACCGTAAACATGCCCGCTGGCAGGCCTGCGCGCTGCAATGCCCTTTCCGACCGCTTAAGCCTACGGCCACCACCAAGCACCTGCGGCGCCAGGTAGCGATCGGCCGAAGTGCCCTTGCCGGCCCCATCGCGATATGCAATGGTGGCGACCAGGTTCCCTTTGCTCGCGCGTGCCACACGCAGCGCATTCAAGGTGTAGGGCGTAGGCCGGTCAAACACCTGCTGGGTTTGCTGGACCAGGGCTTGCCGCACCGCCTCAGCGGTTCGGTTCAACGCGACCGAAGTGGCATATGGCAGCTGGCGCCGCATCGCAGCGTAGTAATCGACGCCGTCGCGCAGCTTCGAAGTGAACTTCAGCATGCCATCCTCTCGCCCATATAACCCCCTCCCTCTGGGCGGACGGGGGCAGCATGCAGCGCCAGCCGGCCGCAAGTCCTTGAACTACCGGGATATCCGGCCGAAATTATTATTACCCCCCTATGGACGCCCCATGACTAGCGAGCGTCCGGGGTTCGAATTACCCTTACCGGATAAAATTCCCTGGGGGCCCCCGACGTTCATCTTCAGCACGGAAAACTCAGGCTCGAATAGCGATTCGAGGCAAAAAAAAACCGCTTGCGCGGTTTCTCTCTCTTCTCGTGCTGTTTTCTCGAAATCAACGAAGCAGGTCTAGGCCATTCTTGATCCAAGTCATCTGGCGATTCGGCACGCCGTCAAATCCGGTCAAGCAACTCAACGCCAAAGCCAGCGTGGAAGGCTCAATAACGCACACCAACTCCCATCGCTTCGCGGCGACCCACTTTTCAGTGTCGTACGTATCGCGGGTGTTGAGGCTGTTGAAATCCAACCAGCTTTCCTTGGTCAATTTGCCCTGAAGAGTGTTGAGATAGTAGCCAGGGCGCGGATAGCCCAAGTGGCATACGGGATCTGTCGTCAGCCCGTGCGGCTGCGACGTCAGGCAAGCAGTGTACAGGTCACTACCGTCCGGGCTAATGGCGAGCACAGCCTCGAACTTCGCATGCGAGAGGCCGTCTTTGAAATAGTACTGCTCGTTGTGCCAAACTTGGCCGATGGAATACCTGGTCGCCGCGCTCATTAATGGATGGATGTCCTAGCGTACTCTGAATCCGCATTTTCGCGCATGCGGTCGTTCAAAGCAACTAGTAACAACTCATCCCGGTGCGGGTCGTTGGCGGGAATGGCAAATTCATAGGGGATCGTTTGATATGCCCCCCTGCCGCCGCTCCATACCCGCCGCCAAATATCATCATGATCGCGAGCGATGGCCGCCACGCTTTCAGCGTCTTTGTTTTGGAAACTCTCGGCAAGTTGCTTCATGATGCGCAGTTGACGGGGAGTAAAGTCCTCATCGTCAAACTTCACTCCATCCTTGACACGCACGCGCTCGCAGAGTAGATCGCGATTCTTCATCGGGATGAATTCCAGCACGCTTGCCATATCCGAAGCGGGGCGTTCCCACTCTTCGAGGAGAGCTACGGGCACCGGACCACGTTGCCAAGCTTGGTATTCGTACCCAGTAACACTCTTGCCGGTTTGCCTAAAATGCTCGAAATCCAGCAGAAAAAGCAACTCGAACAATTTGATCTTTTCGCACGCATCTTCCCTGCGCACGAAAAATACGATCGCATTGATCACTCGATTTCTGCGGAATTTATTCATCATTTATAGCCCCGCCTTTCCGAACACTTCACAACCAGTGATCTTCAAAGAGGCCAACAACCCTTCAGATTTACTAACACACCCCAAGCCCAATAGCAACTGTTTTTCTGGTTCTGTTACATATTAGGCGCTCCTAGGGCGAACTATACAGCAAATCGCGTCAGCGATTCAGACTATTTGTAAAGCCGTTGTAGAAAACGCAAGCTCCGAGAGACGGCGAGCGAACGACTTCAACGCTATTCAACCCACCTTCCTGTTGCCGAACAATAGCGCGCATGGATGACTACTAATAAGACGAAAAGCCCGCCAAATGGCGGGCTATTTGCATTAAGAGTGGGCGCACTCCTGGACGGGGAAATTGTCGCGTATCCCATCGCGTTTCGCATCTACCTCATGTAGCAGTACGCCACCGGTAGGTCGCCGCGTTGCGCACCCCGGGCCGCGTTGGACGGCGAAGCACGGACCCCATTTCAGCCAGTTCGTGCAGGACGCGAAGAACGCTTTGCCGCGCGGCGTTGCGCTCCCGAAGACTCAACTCTCTTCCCCCTGTCGCATAGCGAATCAACTCAATCATCTTGAAGTCTCGGCCGGGGCACGCAGCCATCAGTTCAATCACTTCCTTAGCAAACTTCACGTTGCACCTTGTCCTTGAAGAAGCCCAGGCATTGCTTGTACTGGGCGTGGGTTAGATAAATTCCGGTAATTCGGTTGATCCAGTCTCGCGCCCGCTCGGCACGCGTCGCCGACTCCAGGCCCGCGAAACGCTCATGCCGCTGGGGGTACTCCGCAATGATGATCATCGCCTCATGGCGCGGCAGCGCCCTGTGCAAGCCGTCGACGGCCACGGCCTGGTCGATCAGGATGGGGCGGAATTCGTCCTCTTCCGGGATGAACTGGGCCATGTTGCCGACGGTCGGCCCGGACCAGCACCAGCGCGCCCAATTCCACAGCAGCTCGTCGCCAGAAAGCCCAAGCCTAGACATTGATCACCTCGAAGCGTTTGCACTTTCGCCCATAGGGCCGACCTTTCAGGCACCGCGTTACGGGATCACCGAATGGCGACTCCACGACCTTGGTGTGAGTGCATCCCGCGCAGCTGCGCCTAGCCGCCGCCGTCTCGCGGCTGATGAGCACTTCGACCGGGTTGCGCATTTCCCAGCGCTGCAGGTCGCGGCTCATTCGCGCCGCCCTGCCGCTTGGCCTTCGCCAGTTCTTGCAATCGGGTGAGTTCCGCCTCCAGGGCCAGGCGCGCGTCCCGCCCCCGCTGACGCCGCACCCGCTCGAGATACGGCTGGCGCTCCATCCAGGGCAGCCTCTGTATGTGCCGCACCTCGCACTGGAACCGCCAGTCCTCCCCGCAGGTGGCCGGCGGTGAGCGCAGCGGCAGCGGCTGCGCCATTGAGGCGGCCATAGGCGCTGAGAAAGCGCTTGCGCGCCCCCGGCCTGAGTTCGTCGTAGATGGCTTGCGCATGCATCAGTACTCCTCCAGCACCCAGCCGCCCCCGCGGCGTTCAGGTTGCTTCGTTGCCTTGTAGAAAACGAACCAGGGCAGGACCTCGGCGCAGAGCTTGATCTTGATCTGGCCCTTGTCCGTGGTGTGTCCGCCCTTCACTTCGTGAATGGCCATGCGCATGTCGGCCTGCAACACCAGGAAGTCGACTTCGTAAAACGTCGAATCGGCCAGACGGACACGCAGCGGATGGAACAGCCAGCCCAAGATTTCCCCGCGCTGGCGCATCGCCTCGAGGCGCATGGAATACGCCTTCTCGGTGCCGTTCATCTTGTCCTTGGGCAGCCGGCCCAGGGCCTGGAAGCGCTTCTGGGCCGCCTCAGCAGCGACGAGCTTGCGAATGGCGGCGGGCGTGTAGTCGCTGACCATCAGACATGCACCCCGAAGTCAGCGCGCGCTCGGGCCTTCTGCTCGTCCGTGAGGTTGGCCGCCTGGAGAACGCGCTTCTTGAAATCGGGGGGCTGCTCACCCGCCTCTTGTTGAAGCCCCAGGACGTTGCCCTTCGCCACAATGCCCGGCCACGATCGCAGCCAGTCCAGTGCGTCAGGCGCAGCCGCGCCCCCGCCGGCGTTGGCCTCCGCCTTCGCCTTGTCCATCCAGGACGCCCGGAACCCAGCCCAGGAGTTCTCCGCCGAGATCCGCACGGCCTCAGCCACCGACAGGCCGGCCTTTTCCGCTTCCTGGACCACCAGGTCCCAAGCGGTGCGGGTGAGCGGCGTCTTCTTGTCCTTGCGGACCTTGAGCCAGTCCTGGGCGTGCTGGCGGTCGACGCCCACCGCAACCAGGTCCTTCACCCCGAGCGTGTCCCCAGGCTTCGAGCCGCCCTCCCCCTTGGCCGTCGATTTCTGACCCTGGGTTTCGGACACATCGGGCGCGCTCGCGCCCCCCTGCTGGTTCCTTGTTGGTTCTTCTTTAGGTTCTTTTATGGTTCTGGGTGAAGCTGCTTCCGGTCTAAATTGCACATTTTTCCGGTCAAGAGCGCCGCCATTTTCCGGTCTGCTTGCATTTTTTTCGGGCGAAGATTTTTCGGGTGAAGGTTCTTCGCCCGAAGGGCTTTCGCCCGAAGTATTTTCGGGTGAAGAATCTTCCGGTAAGGCGTCATCCAGTCGCCAGGTCTGGTAGTTCTCCGGCGTGACGGTGTAGACCGCGCTGCGCTTGTGACGCTTCTGGCGGCTGATTACGGCGCGCTCCTCGAGCCACTTCAGGCACTTCTGCACCGTCCGGTCGGTCAGGCAGGTGCGCTCGACGATCCTCTCAACGGAAGGCCAGCAGACGCCCTCATCGTTGGCGTTGTCTGCCAGGCTGATGAGGACGGACTTTTGTGACGAGGGCATTTGTAGCGGCCAGCAGGCCGTCATGATGATGGTGCTCATGGGGTTTCCTATGCGGCGGCGTGCGCGAGCCCGTTCGGGAGGCATGCCGGGGCCTGGGCGGGCGCGGGGGGCGCGTAGCGGCGCTGGAGCCACACCTGGCCCTTGCCCGTCACCAGGGTCTTGAATGACACATGCACCTGGCCGTCATCGGCGCGCCAGGGCATTTCGATCAGTCGGAAGTAGCCGCGGTCCAGGTATTCCTGGTACGGCTTGTTGTCCTCCAGCAATACGCGGTCGGCGCGCAGCTGGCGGAAAAAGCGGTTCTGGCCGGTGCCCAGCAGCTTGGCCATGTCCCGGATGCTGATGCCGTCGACCGTGCTGCGCACCGCCTCGGCGAATTCAACCTTCGGCTGCTGCTCGAGCAACTGCTGGCGCTGGCGGTAGATCTCGTCCTGCTGGTCGGCTGCCAGTCGGAGCGCGGCGGCGAAGTCCCGGGGCACGGCCGGCGCCTGCAGGGCGTCATAGGCGCGGATCACGCGCAGGTGGAATGCGGCGCTGATCCACATGGCGTAGGCGTAGACCAGCTCCTTGGCAACGTAGGTGCCCAGGCCCTGCCGGGAGAAGATTCCGGGAATTCCCGGAATCATGTCGCCCAGCTCCGCGATCAGGTCTTGCGTCTGCTGTAGGCGGACCCAGTCCGAGGGCTGGTGCCTGCGCTCGCCCCCGGCGGCCCGGTGCAAGTCGTTCAGGCTGAACCGCCCTTCTTCGTCCTGGCGGATGGCGGTGGTGGCGATGATGAGCGCATTCATCGGGGCTCCTTTGATTGGGGGCGGTCACGCCAGCGGTACGAGTGCTTGAAGGCATGGAAGCCGCGGCGCACGACCACGAGGTCGGAACGCGACTCCCGGATAAGGCGGTGGGCGGCGTCCAGGCAGACGGTCAGATAGCCCTCACGGCTCATCTGGCCCTTGGGGAACGGAAAATGCCGGCCGATCACCTTGCTGAGGGCGCGGGTGTCGAACTCGTCACCCGTGGTCATGACCTCGCGGGCGGCATCAATGGCGGTTTCGGGGACTTCGTGGCCATGAACGATCATGCTGCGACCCTCCCGCCGTCTTTGTGCATGGCGATCGCCAGCGCTGCGACATCGGAGTCGATGCCCGCAGCGTCCAGGCCACCTCGCGGGACTTCATGACCTCGAGCCAACAGGAACAGCACGCATTGGCGCAACAGCTCCTCCTGCGTGCCATAGCGGGTAACGAAGGCAGACCGGTCTTCGTGGACGGCCTTCATCCACGGCGCCCCCGTTCCCCTCTGGTGATGACCCGCGCAAAGCGGCAGAACGAAGTACTGCACGCCTGGCCGCGTGCGCCCCCGCATGTGATGGACGCTCACGTGGTGAGTGACGACGTGATGGCCGAACCGACATGCAGCGCAGCCCACGACCGAACACAGCAGGTCATGAAAGCGCCGTTCGGTGGTTGTGGGCGCCGTTCCCTTCATTGCTCGGCCATGCCCTTGAGACGGCGCGCAACTTCGGCGGCAGCCTCCATGACGACACGCGCGGCGGCCGAGACGCGCTCCACCTCGGCGCGATCGACGCCGCCATCGGCCAGCGCGTCATACACCTCTTTCCCGAGCTGACCGTTGGCCACCATAAGCGCGGCCACCTGCTCCAGCACGGACATGTCGCTGTCACCGCAGGACTCCGGCGCCTTGACCAACAGGAAGCCGGCTTCGTGAGCCCAGGCGGCCAGGATCCGGAAATCGCCCGTCATGCGGCAGATTCGCACCGCCTCGGCCAGCGTCAGGTGGTGCGTGGCGTTATTGGGGTTGACCTTGTTGCGCAGCACGGCAGGTGTGATGCCGACCAGCGGGCCGAGGGATTCGCTCCCCCCCTTGTGCTCATGCACGGTCAGGTCAGCAGCGGTGGTGATGTTCATTTGTTGGATTCCTGAACGTATTAATTTCTATGCATGCGCCCTACGATGTGCGACATGGAACACTTCACGACACATCGGGCGGGCCAATCTGGATCGCGCCAGGCGCGGGCGGCGTACGCGTGTCCTCGGGATCGTGCTGCTGGACCGTCGACAGCAGAAGGAGGCGACCATCCGCCTCCAGAATCCAGGATCCCGAAGCGATGGCACGCCGAGGCGAGCCGGCGTATTCAGGGGTGTGCATGGGCCACTTCCTGGGACGTAGGCGGCGGGAACAGATCGGGCCGTGCGATGCGCAGGAACTGCCGACGCGCCTTGGGAATGCCCTTTGTGCGCCATTGGGAAATGGCGCTGGTAGTTACTTCAAACAGGCGGGCGGCTTCCAGCGTTCCGCCCAGTGCGTCAATGATTTCCGAATCGGTCATGGGCTTTTTCTCCTCTTCAAATCTTAGTTCACTAAGTTTTGAAGAGTCAAGCCAACTAAGACATTAATTGTTTAGCATCCTAAGATGGCCTTTCAAGATCGGATCACCCTTGCGTTTGAGACCGAGGCAGCGCGCCGCGCCGCTTCCGGTGAGCGGCGCCTGACAAAAACAGAACTGTGGAAAGCGGTGGGCGCTACGTCCGCCGCCGCAACACATTGGTTCAACGGGGCAAATGGCATGGACCTGGCGTCATGTGTCAAGGCCGCCCCCGTCCTGAACGTGAATGCACAATGGCTCTTTGATGGCACTGGCCCAATGCACCCACGATCCGACGCGCCAGAGGCGGACTCACATCAGGACGTCTTGCCACCCGCGCCCCGACGCCGCGAGGTGGAAATACCACAATTCGAAACCGGCGGAGCGATGGGTAACGGGCTTGAACTACGCGATCAACCGGGCATCATCCAAGCTTGGCACGTCAGCGCTGAATGGCTAAATAAGAATGTGCCCGCCTACTCCACGAAGTCGAACCTGTGCATCGTCACCGGGTTTGGTGATTCCATGCGCCCCCTATTCAACCCCGGCGATCCGTTGATAGTTGACCGCGGGGTGAACTCGGTAGAGTTCGACGCCGTGTATTTCTTTCGTGTCCACAACCAGGGCTATATAAAGCGTTTGCAGACTATCCCCGTTGCAAACGGTATGATCATCCGCGCGAAATCTGAGAACAGCAAATACGATTCGTGGGATATCACGCCTGATATGGATTTCGAGGTCTTTGGACGAGTCCTGAAGGTTTGGTGCAGCCACGATTTCTAATTCGAATAGGCCACTGACCACATGAAAAAGGCGATCCTGCTCGCTTCGTTTATCTCGCTTTCCGGCTGCTCGACCTATGACATGACCCTGATGGCGCAAAAGAGCGGCACCATGGGTAAAGGCATAGCCAGGGCCAACGATTCCACCGCAACGATTGATCTGAACGGCAAGACCTACACTGGCCTGTTCTCATATCGATCGGACGCAACCTACTCCGTGCCGTCCATCAGCGTCGCGGACAATCTTCCACCACCGATGGTGGCCAAACGTGAGAAACAAGGTTTCGTCGGCGGGAATGGCAGTCTGTTTGCCAAGTCGTCTGATGGCAGCGGTCTGCGATGCGTCTTTGCCTTGAACCCGCGTCTTCAAATGGGCTCCGGCGCCTGCCTGGCCGACATGGGCACCGCCTACGATTTGCAGATCAACTAGCCGCCGGCTGCTGCGCTTCATCAGGCGCAGATGCGCCCCGTGGTTCATTCGCGAGAACGTCAGGCGCAGCCCCGAAGATGTATGAGTGGTCGACACTCATCCATCCCCCCGGCAACCCCAGAACCTGCTCTATCTCCCTGGCCATCTCGCCAGGGAGAGGCGCCTTGCCGCAAATACAGTTTCTAAGCGCGCTCTCCGTTATCAATGCCCCCGCATCGCCCAGATAGCGCGCAAAGGCCGCCATAGTTGGCACCTTAGTCGAACTGGATCGAGCCAGAAGTAATTTCAAGTTCTCCGCCCGCACGGAGTTCAAGCGCTTGTCCAGCGCCGCGACCGACAGCATTGATAGCCTCACGGGCCGGTTAATCCTCTTCCTCACACTCTCCCCCAATCCAGAGCAAAGGTCAGCAGACATTCAGAGACGTATCTGATTGTGCCACGACCGACAACGAACTAATCTTAGTTCGCTAAGTTTTCGTTGACTCCAAGAATCTTAGTTTGCTAAGCTACATCTTAAGGGTTTTCTTAGATGACTTTCAACCCGGCCCCGCTCTTTTACAACTTGCCGCCGATGTTGCTCGCCCCGCCTGTGGGGCGTTCCCCGGCTCAATCGCACCTACGGGCATGGCCGTAGCTCTGCGCGGTGTCTCTACCGTATCCAGCCCGCCAAAGCGCGGTCCACGGTCAACAGGGTGAGGCGTAGACGGCCAAGAACAGCAACGGTCACGCCGGTTGGAATGCCGGCAACCCGATTCCGCTGAAAAGCGGGTTTCGGCCAGCGCTGCGGGTCAGCGCTTACCGAAGCCAACCAGGGAGACACCCAATGATCCTGATTTCTACGCTCCGCAAGATGGGCGACAAGCCGATTTTCGTCGTCAACGTTCCCGCCCACACCGCCCAGGTTGGCGACTTGCCTCCCGTCGATG